CTGCTCACTTTGATATTGTTCATCCGATGCAGTGTCCCTGCTCCTATTGTATTCTTCCTGCTCTTCTTGGTCTATTCTGTCTAATTCGTCTTGTGCCTGTTGATAGTCTAGTTGTCCTTGCCTGTATTCATCCTCGATTTTATCCCGTTTCTGCTGGTATGCAAATGTCTTATCCCTATAGGATACATCCTCAGCCCTTCTGTTGGATTCAATCAAAGCCTGTAGTTTAGCCATAGCGTTGTCTGATATGGCTTGTGCTTCTGACATACGCCCTTCTGACTCTAACGTTTGTATCTGTTGGTTAGCCTGGTTTATGATATTCTGCTGCTGCAGGTTGATATCATTCTGAACATTCTGTGCCTGTGCTCCTGATTGTATAATCTCTTGTCTGCCTAATCCTGCTCCTAGATTTCCCTGATTGGCTAGGGTTTCCTTTAATGTAGTTAGCCCTCTAGCACTTTCAATTGATGCCTGTTGCCGTAATGGGTTATATGTCTGCGGTGCTTGACTTATAATGTTCTTTTGTCCTTGCACACCTTGCGCTATCTTTTCTTTGATTGAAGCGATTAATGCAGCTTTTTGATCATCGTATGATTGGCTTATAGTACTTGCTTCACTAGCAAGTGGTTGTGCTGTTGGTTGAGTTATCGGTTGATTGCGTTGCTTTTTAAGCCTTTCTATTTCTTTTAGCCTGTCGTTTGAATTGCCATTATTGGAACCGCCAGAAATACCGCCAGTTATTTTGTTGCCGTATTTGTCGTAATATTTAGGGTTTAAGTGTTTACCCTCCGGTGTTACATACCATCCCTTCTTGTCTGTATCTAATGATGAACTTGTCGATGCGGATTTAGATGCGGGTTTGGGTGTGGTTGTAGGGGTACTCTGTGCAGACCGATATTCCTTTTCTGCTTCATCCCAAGACATGCCTACATATTTACCACTTTTAGATGCATCTGCTTGTATCGCGGCTTTTTCTGTTGCTGTTAATGCCATAATATAATTCACCTCCATAAAAAAAGAACCCTTATTTGGGTTCTTTTTTAACTTTACTATTTATAGGGAATATAAAAGAGCCTAGATTATAGGCTCTTATTGCGTAATAATGTCCTTATCTGCCCTACTCTCTTTTATTCTCTTTATTACAATGAGGACAATTAAAAAAATCATATACAAAACCATGTATTACTTCAACTTCATCTATGTGCTTATTACAATGGTCACATGTCTCATTTTTACTTATATATATCATATATTCCCCTCCGTATCTGTACTATGGTATTGCTGCAATAATAGTGTCACGCCACAAAGTTGAACCATCTGCATTAGGATGCACACTGTCAGCCATGTATGGTGTTGGGTCTGCCGGGAAAGCTCCATAAACATCTATTGCCTCACAACCTTTTATTTTTGCAACCTCAAATATATTTGCCCGTCTTACAGCATGTTCCTTGTACATCGGTGATGCAGGCAACTGTGGATTTTGAGCAATTGCAACCGTTGGCACTTGTGGCAATCTGTTAGCTATAGTATCAATCATAGCTGCGTATGCGACACGAAAAAATTTATTAATGTTATAACCTTCATTGTGTGAGTCAGATAAAAACACCACAGACTGACCATAATCAGGAGTTAATTTTTTTATACGAGTTGTGTCTCCTAAATACGCTAAATTTGCTCCACTTTTTGAACCGTTAACTATCGTCAATGTGGGCGCTCCAGATACGACATGGCTTAATCCAGTTCCTCTGTCATTCCACAAATCTGGCATTACAGGTACTATACAATGACCGTCAATTCCATCTTTTACGTACAACTCATAAATATATCCACCAGTGGATAATACTTCACCATTTATGCCCCTGCCACCTATAGTATAATCAGTTGCATAATCAAACACTCCACCTGTAACTGCTACAGTTACCACATCACCAAGTTGAGACCATGTTATACCATCGTCCGATGTATAAAAAGTAACATTAGAACCACCTGCGCCGTTATCTGCATCATAGGTCATTCTAACCCATTTAACCGCATCTGCAATAAATGACAAAGCAACTGTTGATGTGTGAGTATTTAATGCTGTGCCATCATTTGACCATATAAAACTTAATTTACCATCAGTCAGGATTGAAAAATACCATCCTCGTGTACCAGCAGTCGAATTGTATTTTGCTACAGGTGTTACGGCTACCGATGGTGACCAATCAGGCAAACTGAGTTTGACTGCTATATCCATATCTCCTACTATGTGTACTGTACTTGCTATTGGATATATTCTTGTATTTGTGCCACCTCCAATTTTCGTTAGTCCTGCCGCTGGATCATTAAATATAGCCGGTGCTAAATAATTTTGCGATGCATCAGACCACAGCCTATAGACTATATTCCAATCAGGATAATTGTCTGCTAACCAATCAGCAAGCAAATATACCCAATCCGTAGAACCATCGCCAGTAGAATCTCCAAGAACTTGCATAGCACAACTTCGATTTTCCATGTCAAGTTGTAGCGACAATCCTGCTAATGCTGATACTTTATATTTTTTGTTTTCCAAATCTGTATTAATTTCAATCAAATCTGCATCAACCTCGCTAAACTTTTGCGTAGTTTCAGCCAAATGCGCATCAACTTCAACTGTCATAGTATCATTTAAAAAGTCCTGTATTTCGTCCAATCTTCCTTGTATCTGTTCCCTGGCTGCCGTTTCATTTGCTGGTAACGTAGGATATGCTGTTGTGTCTCTCAACCCTATAGCTGGGCTAAAATTCATTTTAGTTAAAGCCATTTATTTCACTTCCTTATCTTTTCGATATTGTATCTTTAAATCCATTATTGCTAAGTTTTCATTCATTACATTGTTGCTAAATTCAATCTGAAAATACACTTTCTTTTTGATCTTTTTGTTGATGTAGATTGTCTTTGCATATTTTGTGACTGCCCATGTAAAAGCCGCCCAATTTAATGTTGCCCAACTGAAATCAGCTATTTGTCCTGCCGGTATCGTTTTAGTCGTAATAGCAACTGAACTATCATCAAGGATTTTAAATATGATTGTTGCGCCACTTGAAGCCGTAGTATTAAACCACAATTTTGTTACGGTCTCAGCCAGTTAGACAATCCAAAATCCAATACCCGACTTCTCCATACTCCGTTGATTTCACTCCCGAAATCGTTCCTATTGGTTGTGAATTTGGTTATCTTCCCGTTGGTTCTATCCCCGTGATAAAGCGTCCCTGCATTGTCAAAAAAACATGATGCGTTAATGTTCGTAAGTGGGAACCATGACAATATCTTTTGATCTGCTTCTGGGGTTCCTGTGCTACTGTATGGTGTCAATAGATAGTCCCATACCCATGCTTTATTACCTACGCACAGCCAGTACATGCCCTCAAAATCATAACTTGATGCACTTCCCAAATTAGATTCATCCAGAAGTCCGATTCTTTTGCTATTCCCATTGATGTTCCTAGATATCTGCTGGATATTTCGCTCATCTTCTATATCTGTAGACACAAGCGTATGAACTCCTAAATAGGTATTGCACCATGTTAATTTATTGTTAATAAGTTGTATTGTCCAAGGCATATCACAGCCTATAGCCCTATTAATCGGGAATGATGAGAATAGAGTACTTTGTGTTGAATCATACTCCACGCCGAACATTTCAGTGCTCTTAAACACTATCAGAGTGTCGTATTGCTCTCCTAGTCCATAAACATCACCACTTGAACCAATAGGCTTGAAATTACTTTCGGGGAAGTATGTAGGGTCTAATAGCCCTGAGAAATAAATATTGTTCGTCCCATTCCCTGCTACGAATACCCTTGTGTCATTCCTGCCGCCAAAGTCTATAGCATACTTACAGTTCTTGATTGTGTTTTCAATGGTTGTATCGGTCTTATACGCCTTTATACGCATAGTGTTTGTACCTGTTGGCGGTGCTACTAGCCATGTAACTACTCCGGTTGTACGGTTGACTGTGAAGTGTGTTGTCTCTACCTTGTCGAATGTCACCCCGGCATCAAGCGAACCTACGATTGCGGTTGCATCTAAATTCGCGTCCATGGGAAAAGATGTTTTAACATTATCGGTTACAAAGGCATAAATAAACCCTGCTCCAATGCGATTAAAACTTTCGTTAAAATCGCCACCGCCGGTATCTGTTCTGTTCAAAATAACAGTAGGTATATATGGTGTAATCGTTGTTGCTGTTGTACCATTCCACTGAATGTAATTTGTGCCGTTTATGTAATACAGAATATCGTTGAAATTAAAAAAACTGCCTTTTGCAGCAGCTAATCCGGTATATATTTCCGTCTCTGTCCCTGTTGACGGGTCCTTCTTGTATAGTTTAGTTCCTCTATGGAATACGATATAGCCCTTGTATAGCTCGTTATAAGCTTGATAGACTGTTGCGACTTCTAAGGCTGTACCGAATTCCTCCTGCCCCCAGCGTTTAGTCAGGATTCTTTCTGCAAACCACATGTCTGTCATGTTAGGAGATTGATTGTCGAGAAGCTTCATTTCCAAATCTTCCAGGCATATACCACCGTTTATTTGGCTTAGTTCCCATTGCTCCAACGGTACATAATCTAATTTCGCCATGGTTTAACCTCCTAACTGAGAGTTATAGTAGTCCGCAATATTACTCTCGCCTGATGGTTGTTTTACGACCGCTCTAGCTTTTGCTTCTGCGTATTTGTCCTCAAAATAGTTCGTCACAGATTTATCGCTGGCTGTGGATAACAACGCCGCCAACCCATAAGGCATTACTGCGGTTGCTGTGAGATCATCTACCTGCACTGTATCGGTCAAGGCTGTTAATGTTACTGGTACCGGCTTATACTCTATTCTGACTTTACCTTCATAGTAATAGTTAATATATAATTCATTGCGACCTTCCCATTTATAACCGGAGTCTTTATTGTACTGTCTTTCGGGATACTCATTGATAATCTGTGTAACATTCTTAAAGTCATCCGGCATAGTCTTTTTAACCCAAGGTGCGTATATCGGCACATCTGCTGCAAGTGCAAAAGGTATGTTGAATAGCGCACGATTAATGCAAAGGTAATAATATGTACCACTAAACCGTAATCTTGACTTTACCGCTCCTGCTGTCGGAGTGACTACCCCTTTATACGCTGTAAACTGCCCTGTGGCTGTCGAAGTTATCGTAGCTAATGTATTCCATCCACTCGTATAATCTTCTACGTATACGGTGCCTGGGCGATCTATCTCAAAGTAGTATGATTTACATTGCCCTAACCCTTCAAAGGTTAAGTCTGTTCCCTCAAATGCCTTTACATCAAAGTTAGAGGTATATCCTAATATGTTAGTAAAAGGTTTGTTTGATACTTCGTACTTGGCGTATAAGTCCCCTATGCCTGCGGATACAAGCTCATTTTGTATGACTGTACATAATCTTGGTGTTTGCGCTGAATAGTCTGAACTGTTAATTTGACCTGTATCATCAATCTCATCTAAAAATGCTAATGAAATGTCCATGACCTGTTGCACTGTAGTTGACATTGTTTTCACCTTCTTTCAAGGTTATTTCTTTTTCATCTTCATATTCATAGGCTTAACTGTCTTGCCTGTCTTAGCTGCTTTAGATTCTTTTTTTGCTTGATGAATCGTTTCTTTACCGTGTCTCATGTTTTCTACCGACATATCTTTTAATGCTTTCTTATGTTTGTTTTCATATTCCATCATTTCACATTCTTTTTTCATGTTTTTACCTCCAATATAATAGGAGGGCTTTTACACCCTCCTATAAAACTATTTAGTATAATCGACCCAACTCAACCATGCCGCAGCAAATGCACCTGTTAGCGTAAGTAGAAGATTACCCTTACCACTTGTGCCAGTAAGGGTAATTACTGCGGAGTTAGTTCCATCTGCACTCCAACCACGAACAACACCTCTATTAGTTGACGTTACATATCGAATAGCATAATCAATCAACATTGCCACGTTATTACCACTCGTCAAGGCTGCTGGTAATGAAGCATTGAAATATTGTCGATACACAGTCCCATAGAGGTTGCCGTGCTGTTCGGGTGAAACATATTCAGTATTAAGCAGGTAGGTTTCGGGGTCGCGTCTAACCATACACCACGCACCATCACTATAAATATACTTACCTTTGAGGGTGTCAATTTGATACACTTCTAAACCTTCATACGCTGTTAACGCTAATCTCTGCGCTTGCGTAACATCATAAACATTTGTTGGCAATTGCTACACCTCCTAAGATACAGAGATAAACTTATCGGTATACAACGTTCTGAATGGAGTAGTCTTATAAGCATGTCCGGCAGGAAGTAACGCTAACTGTCCATACTTAAACGCTAACCATCCTTCTACTTTTTCCACGTCTGCATCAGATATGGAGGAAGAAAACGCTAGAAGCCTAAACATGCGCATATTAGTGTAAGCAGTCGGGGTTGTGTAGTAGTTCGATCCAATGTGGGCTACTGTTGTGCTTGTATTCGGGTTAGAAACTTGTGCTGTTAATTGCTCAGTGCCACCATTCATTCTCAAGCGCATATTAGCACCATCATAACGCACCGCTGCAAATCCAAAACTTCCAATTGTGTACGCCAAACCTGTAGTCTTACGCCAACCTCCGTTGAAGTGACCTCCCCCGAAGGTATTGGCTGTGCCAGTATACTCATTAATGCTTGTGCTGTGTCCCATAGCATAGTTGATATTGCTATCAGGATTGTATTCATCTGTAAAAACAGGAGTTTGCACCGATGATGCGTTTTGTCTGAAGGCTGCAATCAGCGTGTACCTCGTACCTAATGGCAAGTTAACAGAACTTCTTAATTCATCATCAGTACCATCAAAATTGGCACTTCCACCTTACTGGCTTACCGATCGTGTGCTCCTCCATACATAATACGGTTAACCTTCCAAATCTTTTACCTGTTAAATCGTTTTTAGCCATAATAATAACACCCTCCATCGTGCTTATTTTTTCTCCAATTTATTTAATGTGAGAAATGCAGTTGGAGTACTGCACTTTTGCCCCGCGAAGGCTATCTCACATTAATATTATATCATATTTTATGCTGGCAAACAATACATACATCACATGCTAAACCAGTTTTGTCCATTAGTTATAAATACCGCTGCTGTATCATACTCAAAAAACTTAGCAGTAGCCGGGAATCTATCATCCGGCAAGGTTACTGCTGTTCTTTCAGCATTTGTCCCATAATATACGTGGTCATAAGGGTTATAAACTATAGCCATAATTATTCCTCCTTTAATTCTGCCAGCAATTTGTCAATACTCTTTATATGCCAGCTCTTTATACCTTTTTCCTTGGCTAGTGATCTTATTTCTTCGTCTGTCTTTTCTACTGGTTTATCGTCCGTAACGTTGTTTTCTTCCTTAACCGCAAAACTCTGCTTTAATACCTTGCATAATGTTTCGTTGTCTGTCTCATACTCTCCGGTTGCATTGAAATAGAATCCCTTTAGCCCTGTAGCTCTCTGTACGTATTTATTTGCTATCCTTACATAAAGGTTAGCTGTGCCTTTAAAAATCAATCTAAATCCCTCCTATAAAGGAATAGGGGAGATTGCTCTCCCCATATTGTTACTGTAATTCGATTACAAACATAGATGCAGCATGGTTAGTCAATAGTGCTGTTCCTGCTGCTGGAGTAAGTGTTATCAGGATATTGCCACTAGCGTTCATATACCGGCCTGTCTCAATCTGGATTACATCAGTGGATGTTGCTGCCACTGTTCCTGTTTTGGCTACTGCTCCGAATACTCCCGCACCTGCACCGATTGAATATGAAAGTATGCCTGTGGTATTCTTCATGCCGATACATATTTTGCTATCCCTTCCACTCGGAGTATATGTGAATACCTCCGTAGCGTCATTTACAGCTGAAGTGGCCGGATTAAAGGTTAATTCTTGGTCTGCGTTTAAGGAAACTATCTTTGTATTTGTTATTGTTACTGCCATGTTATCCCATCCTTTCCATTAAATAGTTGTCTCTGCTGCGTATGTGAAGGTTCCTTTGGCAAGTTCCTTGGATTTTATATTTTTATATCCCAGAATCAAGCCACCGTCAATACCAATTGCCCTTGTGTTCTGCAATTCGATATTTCTAGTTCTCAGCTGATGGTCTGCATATCCTATAGCCTGATATGTACCTGCCAATATTGTTGATACTGGAGTATCTACAGTGCCTGAATTGTATACGGTATTGGTCACATATACAGAAAATCCCAGGTCTTTTGTCCACTGCATGCCGCCTTTGCCGTTTATACCGTTGTTGATCTCAAACTGTATGCCAGCTAACTGGAGTTTAACTCTCATCCACGGTGGAATTACCATCCACATATTGTCCTCAGTCACGTTGTTGTCATACAGCCTCTGTGCCAAAAGTGCAACATTGCTAAGAACGTTTGCGCTTGTAATAGTTGCTGTTACTGCTGTGCCTGCATTTGCATCTGCACCGATAGTCTGGAAAAACTCTCTCTCTATCTTGTCCTTAAGCATGTAAGCTGCTCTCTCAGACTGTGAACCTTTGGTGTCAAGGTTTGTCATGAGCGCGTCTACATCCTCAACCTTAAAGGCAAAGGTCTTTGTCTTGTCGATTAACATTGCTATCTGTGAATCCTGCAATGCTTCATGGGTTATTGTTCCAGTGTAGTCACTGATTGTCGGGTCTCCAAGGTCTGTGAAATACACTGTATCCCCGTATTCTTTTATAGGAGACTTAATCTTTGCTGTTGCTATTTTCTTCATTACCAAGTTATCTTCGAGTGTCCTGTAAACGGATGCGTCGAATAACTCAGGTATGAATCCTCTTGTTACGTTGTTTGTATTCATATGTTTTCATCCTTTCTTGCAATAAAATAACCGCTACCATTTGGCGCGGCTTTCAACTATCTTGGAAAAGTTTTTCTTTATCCAACTTTGGTCTGTCTTGTTTTTCTCGAATGTTTCATAGCTAATAAAATCACCTGTAGGTTTCTCACCCTTTACGCTGCCTGTAGAAGCCTCAGCATTCTTCTCATTTGCTTCTTTGGCTTCTAAAGTTTTACGTAGCGTGTCGAGTTCCTTATCTGTCTCCCCTACAAAGTCCACAAAGTCACTGTAAAGCTCGACAAGTGTCCCCGCTCTACCTTTGACAAACTTGATGAATTTTGGATTCTCTCCCACTTTTGCAAGGTCAACATCGGGGTACTGTTCGCCAAATTCATTGACTTGTTTGTTAAACGCTGTATCTGCAGCTTTCTTATCTGTTTCCGCTTTTTTTAAGGCTTCACGTTCTCCCTTTAATTCGGCAAGCTCAGATTTAAGCTGTTTAATCTCGGACAGCAACTCCGGTGATGTGCCATTTTCTTTAGCTTCATCCTGGAGTGATTCAAGCTCCTGCTGTTTTGCATACTGCTCTCTCTGCGCCTTGATTGCCGCTTTCTTTTCTGCCGTAGTCCCGGTATACCCAAATCCTTCTAGTTCAGCTTCAATCTCTTTAAGCTCTTCGTAGTCTATATGTTCTTCTTTGGCTTTGGAATATGCCTTTGTGTAAGCGTTTTTTATTTCTCTGTCAAATACTTCTTGCTGTTCAGGTGTAAATATTATTCTTTCCGTTGTTTCCTTTTGCCCAACGTTAGCATTTTCGTTTTCCATTATATTAACCTCCTAAAATTCCCAGTGTTCTTTAAAGCCTGCCACCGTTAAAGGCATAAGAAAAGACGCTTGCGCGCCTATACCTTGACTCTCTTCATTCTCGTTTTCACCATATCTTTCAGGTTGCGCATTCCGGTGGATTCGTCAAATGTTGCGCTGCCGCCAGCGTACATCCTGCCTTTAGGCTTAACTGGCTTTGCTATTTTCCCTCTTCCGGGGGTTACTACTGGCTTACCCATTTTCTTTCCAGGCATAACCGGCCTGCCTATAACCTCG